CCCCCTGCCGATACACGGTACGTTTGGGTAAAGCGGAGCTGGCTAATCAGAATATATCCGAACAGGGATTATTTGATTCAGACGGTGACCTGATTGCATATAAGACGTTCCTGCCAAAAGGCAAGGATGATGACATGGAGTTCATTTTTGATATGGACGAGGTATTTTAAAGGAGGTGCAGGATGGCAGATTTCCCAATCACAGAAGCCCCAGAATTTTCTGGGACGATGGCGCAGATAACAAATCAGGACCGTGGGGCGCCAGATACATTCAACCCACGGTATCAGAAGTTGTTGGATAATGATAACTATTTAAAAAAGAGGACTGAACGGGCAGGAATAATCATCCCGGTCTCTATTCTGGCCTCGGACTGGTCTGCTGAAGCCCCATATACCCAGACTGTGCCGGTAGAGGGGCTGACAACGAAGGACAACCCCATACTGGTAAAGGTGATTGCAGATGGGGCAACGCCGGAGCAGGTGAAAGCGTATAACAAGGCATTTGGAATGATTGACGATGGGGACACGGCAGATGGGCAGGCAACATTTAAATGCTACAATAAGAAACCCACGATTGACCTAACCGTGGGCTTGAAAGGAGTGTAAAGATAGATGGGAGAAATATTGATGACAGGCGGGGGCGGAGGCGGAACTGGAAGTGACGAGTGCACAGCCACACTGGACCATGTACTGGCTGGAGAGACTGCGGTCACATCGGACAGTAATGACGAACCGGGCATCGGACGAATGACGGTCAACAGTATAATGTCTTTTAGTGTAGCGCCGTATTCTGGGCGGCGCGTATTAGTAAAATGGCAGAATCCAAACCCCACTCCAGGGAAACCATTTGGTGGGGTTATCGTTAAATGTATGGCAGGCAGATATCCAGCATGGAATGAACCTGATGCCAACCTTGCCGCGGGATATGCTGGAGTTGGTAGTAATACAGCTCCGGGTGGTTGGTCACAGGTATTTATGGATATGCCAAATCTCAATACCTTATATTACTTTACATGTTTTGGATATGCAACAACAAGCTGTGGAGATATATGGAGTCCGGTATATGACCCAGCATCTATCAAGCAAGCAACTGTAGCCACTGGTGGAGTGCAAAATATTACAATTACTGGTACACAGGTATATACAATACCAGATGGATTCAGCACTATTGACGTATTCTGTGTTGGGGGTGGAGGTAATGGCAGTGAAGTATCAAGAAATCTTTCATCAACAAACCCATTACATGGCGGAGCTGGAGGCGGTGGTGGGTATACAAATACTGCCAAAGGTGTACATGTAACTCCTGGACAACAAATAGCTGCTACTGTAGGTGGTGCTTGCGCTGCAACTTCATTTGGAAATATCTGCTCTGCTGGTGGCGGACAGTCTGGTATAGTGGTTGGCGCCTCAAGAGTGCAGGGAGGAAATGGAGGTTCCGGCGGTGGCGGAGACGGTGACGCATGGGGGTATACCTATCGAAATGGTGGTAGTGGTGGACAAGACGGTGGGAATGGTAGACCTGGAGGAGGAACTGGAGAATATGCATCACAAACATTAAATCCTGGAACTGGTCAGGGTAGAACCACAAGAGCATTTGGTGAAGCTGGTAATACACTATATTCAGGTGGTGGTGGTTCCGGTAGTGGGTACTGGCAAAGTGGTAGTTCATCAGAAGGACGCTATTGGACCGGTTATTATGGCGGAGCTGGAGGGGCTGGCGGTGGAGGAAATCCAGCTACTAATGGTGGAGCAGGTACTGGTGGAGGCGGCGGCGGCCAGAATAGGCCATATGGTGACCAATCATATAGACCATACTGTGGACCAGTTGGATACGGTGGTTCAGGAGTAATATTGTTAAGACTATATTAAGTAAGGAGGATGTAAATTATGGTAGCACATGAAGTATATGCATTGGTGCATGATGAAACAATCAGGGATGTTTGTGTTGCATATAGCTATGAAGATGCAAACAGGGTTGCAAGGATTGTATATGGTGATACTGCATTTGCCGTTGATTGCATGCAGTACGTTTGTGAGAGGAATGACAAGTATATTAATGGTGTATTCTTTAAGGCTGATGGTGTTACAGTAATTGACAGATTGCCAACTGACAAGGAAGAGATCCAGCAGCTAAGGGCAGATAATGCCCAACTTACAGTGGCTATGGCAGATATCATTGGAGGTGCAGTGTGATGAATGAAATATTTAAAGCGATAGTTATTAAGGGGCTCAGAATAAGGAAGAATCAAGGAGAGGAGCCGGCAGACATCCTGGAAGGTTACAGGAACCTGACAAAAGGCGAGAAGGTCGAGATACTGGCGGTATTGGAAAGGAGCAGTAATGGGTAAGATATGGATACCTGGGGGCGGTGATGGCGCTGACCTGGATGTGATAACAGCAGCGTCATCGGATGTACGCAAAGGGAAAGTGATCGTAGATAAAGACGGAAATCCATTGACGGGAATCATGGCGGAAATAGCCGCTAAGACCTACACGCCGGGGACCTCTAACCAGGTTATTGCGGCTAATCAGTTCCTGGCTGGGGCACAGACTATTAAGGGGGACGGGAATCTAAATGCAAATAATATTGTTTATGGGAAGTCTATATTTGGGGTGGCCGGCAATGTCCGGAAATATGCCGTGAAAAACAGTACCGTATCATCCTCAGGTACTGCAAGCATCTCTATCAGTGCTGGATATGACCCTGGAAGGTCAATGTATAAGGCGACAATACCAACAGGGTTTAATGTATCGTGCATTGCCTGGACAGATGGGACCCTAGTGGGATTTTGGTCAGGTAATCCTGCCCACTGTGCTGGATGGAATTACCGATTTGATTTTAATATGGGTGGTGCTTGGCATGTAAATAGTACCAATGCTGTCTTACCATGTATTGAAAATGGTACTGTCTGGTACTGTGTTGCCGGATATTATTAATAGTAACCAAATACTTTAACTGTCATATTTCTTCCCCCGTTTATTGATCCCGCGAGTGTGTGAAGAAATCTCTGTAAAAGCAGCTCTTCTATGATAATGGCAGGGCTGAAAGCTTCTCTATGAGCGTTCA